GAGTATCAAAAAATCTTTTGTTTTTTGCAATATCTGCATTTTCAAACAACCATCCCTCTTTTTTACCTATATCTGCTAGTTTATCCATAGACATTTTATTTATAGATTGTGTGATCGCATTATTGGATGTCAACAAAACAGAGGATCTTAAATTATTTTCTTCACCCAATAATTTTTTAATTGCATCTGGCAACTCATCGCCTGTTCTAATTAAAGTATCTAATCTTAAATCTTTCTTTGCTATTCTTCTTATAACATTTAATGGATCTGCACCATCTTGTTTTCCGGCTCTAAGTATGCCATCTACAACTGTTTCTGCAGACTCCTTTAAAGCCTGTTCATTTGACATCTTTGATGTTTTTAATGTTTTGATTGCAGATTCTCTTATATCTTTATTTACTTTTGTAACATTATTTAAAACCCAATTTACTGCACTATCTTTTATTTTTTTATCTGGTTGATACGCAGGATTTGTAAATATAGAAAAAGATCTACGCATGTATGATTTTAAATTTTTTAAAACGTATTGTTTTAAATCACCTTCAGGCAATAAATTTCCAAAATTTTTTTTAAGTCTTGCTAACTCATCACTTAGTCCTTGAGCCGTAACTTGTAATTCTTTTGGTAATGCAGACTTTTGTGTTTGTCCTTTTAAAAAAGATAACACTTGATCAAGATAATAGTCCTGACTTGCTTTGGATGTAGTATTTGTATTGTATTGACCTTCAAAACTTTTAGCTAAAGCATATGCTTTTTTTTCAATAGATTCTAAATATTTTTCTATTTTTCTTTGATCGCCTTTGATGGCTCTTTTTGCATCAGATGTTATTTGATAACCAAGTCCTGTCTGTTTACCGAGTGATCTAAAATAAGATAAAAAGTTATCTAATCGTCTTAATTTTCTTTCTACAGGATCTAAACTATCTGTTGAAAATAATCTCCATTTTGCAAACTCTGGTAATTGTTTTTTAGGATTACCAGTAATAACTGTAGACAAAGCTTTATCTATTACAAAGTTACTTGCGTTTCTTATTTTTCTACCAACAGGCGCTGGCATTGCTTTTGCTCCAAGATAAGCGATTGGTGTTACAACACCCTTGTCTATTGCTTTTAGACCTATACCAGCCACTTTAGCTCCAGGTTTTAGTAATCCATATTTTATACCCAAACCAAGTGGTTTACCCAATAATGTAAAACCTGCACCAAATGCAGCACCTTCTGCACCATATCTCACTCTGTTTTTTATTCTAGCTAATGCAAGATCACTTCCTGACAACCCTTCTGTGTCTATTAAAGGTATTGCTGTGCTTTCTCTGTCAGGTTCTGATGCAATAAAATCTGTAGCTGCAAATGCAGTTGACATATAACCAATTCTTTTTGCTGCATTAATTGCTTTGTCACTTTTCTTTTTTACTTTTCTTGCTTTTGATAATGCTTTGACTCTGTTTAATACTTTAAATACAGCACCACCAGGCGCACCATATTGTGTTAATAATTTTACAACTTCTCCTGTAAGTGTTTCAGGATTTTTAATTTTGTTTTCTTCGTAAACTTTAGTAAGGTCTTCTGTTAATGTTGTTTCTTTTCCTGCAAGACTAGCACCTAAATCAATACCAGATGTTAATAAATCACCGATAGCATAACCTAAATCTTGAGCACCACCAAATAAACCTTTCTCCATGTCTTCAAAAAAATCTATGTAATCTTTTTCTTTTGGTTTATCTCTACCCTTTGCAAGATCCGTGATCCTTGGTAGCTTGTCATCCATCAATGTTTTTATTTGATAGTTTCTTAATGGAGTATTACTCATTGTTGCAAGTAAGTTAGCAGCACCCTCCCATGTAAACTTTACGGGCTTGGTTCTCTTATTAAGAGTATTTTCTACTATCTTTCTAGCAGTATTTTTTTCTATTTGTGAGGGTTGTTTTTTAAGAAATGGTTCAGCCATTTTAACCCTCCTGCGGTAGAGTCAAAGTTACGTCGTATTGTTGGTTAAATTGATTTACATCTTGTTGAGTTCTAATTTCTGCAAAATCTAATAGAGCTTGTTTGCTGTTAGCTAACAGTTGAACAATTTGATTAGATATAGAGTTTGGTAATCTAGATCTTAACTCTGCGTACGTTAAATCTTGTGCTGGTGATTCTTGCATAGTTTGTGATGTTTGTTGAGGAGCTGCCATACCAGTCATACCACCCACATAGTATCCTGCTCTACCACCATCGGCCATGCTTTGTAAAAATTTAAATTGTTCTAATGCTGCTTCAAATGCTTCTTGGTATTTCATACCTTTAGCCATATTTGAATCAATTATAGTATTTAATTGATCTGTTTGATCTAAAGCACCAATCTTTTCAATTAGTGAAGACTCTTTTAATATGTTTGATTTAATCTCATCAATAGAGCGTAATCTAACTTCTATTTGTTTAATTCTTTGTTTTTGTTCTGCTGTTCTATCATTTGTTAAAACACCTAATAATTCTGATTGTTCAGTTCGTAATGCAAGTTTTTCATCGTCAAGACTTTTAATTAAATTTGATGTTTTTACAGCTGCACCTGGGTCATAACTTTTACCTGATACTCCATATTTCTTTTGAAATTTATAATCTTCTTCTAACAATGTAATATCGTTTTTAAGTTCTTCTGCTCTTGCAAGAGAAGCTTGATCTCCTTTTATTGTTAATTCTTTAATTTCATTTTGAAGCTCCATTCTCTTTTCTTCAAAACCAGCATCTATTAATTTTTGTTGTTGTGTTGTTTTAAAGTCCTCACTTATAACATCACCTAAGATTGCTTGATCTAATTGTCTTTGATCAGATATTTCTTGTGCTCTTGTGGCTTGAAATTGTTTAAAAGGATCTTGAGCAGCTACAGCAGCTGTTTGAAATATATTACCTTGTGGTGATTGAGCTAATAAATTTAAACCAAAATTTGTTAAAAAAGATGAAGCAGATCCTGGCATAAAACCTGATGGTTGAGGTCTTAATTGATCAAACATTGCTTTTCTTTGTTCAAACTCATCAGTTAATCTTTGAACACGTTCTCCTTTATTATATTGTTGTCTTGGTTGATCTAAACCAGATGTAATGCCTTCTGCTGCACCACCCATTCTAAACATCGGTCTTTTTAATACTCTATTCATATTAATTTTTTTTAAACGGGTTTAAAGTAAAATCTCCTGCAAATTGACCTGGTTTACTAAATGCACCATAAACACCTGCAAGTGTTGTACCAACACCTAATGCAGTTTGTAATGGTGTAGGGTTAGGTATGTTTGTTGTTTGTGTTTGACCAGGATAACCACCCATGATTCCTGTTACTTGTGCAGCGTATCTATCTAACTGTTCTTGTGGTAAAAACGCTGCTTGTCTTGTTGCTTCTCTTTGTGCATCAAGTCGAGCTTGTTCTTGCGCTTGATTCAATGCGCCCAATGAACCTAAACGTGAAATGTTTGTTCCAAGAACACCTTCTTGTGCTTGTCCAAGAACTGCTTGTTGACCTGCAAGTCCAGATCTAAATTGTCCTAAATTTTGTATTCCTCCAGCTATGCCTGCTTGTTGACCACCAATACCTGCTTGAGCTTGACCTAATCCTAATTGTGCTTGACCTATACCAAACTGATTAGCAATGTCTTGTTGTCTTGCAGCTTGTGCTTGTTGAAAGCCTTGTTGTCTTAAACCTGCATCTAACAATAAACGTTCTCTCGCAGCCCCTGTGCCAAACTCAGCGAGTTGCACTCCCGCTCGACCACTGCCGAGCGCACCCAAAGCGGTTTGTTGATCTCTTATTTGCTGTTCTTTAATAGCTGTATTACGATCAAATTCATCTAAACTTGCTTGAATAACTTGAGCTTGATAAGGGGACATGTATTGGTCCATTTGTGCAGGAGTTGCTGGACCTGTAGGTATACCAGTTAATGTTTGTCCAGCTGTTCCTAAAGTTCCTAGTCCAGTTCCTAATGTTTGTCCAGCTGTTCCTAACTGTCCAAAAGCTTGTGTTCCTAATCCTGAAGCAAGTTGTGCTTCTTGTTGTGCTTGATTTAAGAATGGTTGAAAAGATGCAAGTCCAGTTGTTCCTGCTGCACCAGTTGCTAAATTTTGTGCTTGTTGTTGTAATGCTGTTTGACCTGCAACTGTTGGTGCAAGTCCAGATAAATTTTGTTGTCTAGTTGTAAATCTTTGAGCTGCACTTTGTCTTGCTGCAAAATCTGCATCTGTTTCACCTGGTTGTCTGGATATACCAGCAATACCAGTTGATACTACAGGTACCCCTGATTGTGCTACAACTTGTGTTGCTAGATCTTGTCCTAGATCTTGTACGAATTGTGCAGGTAAATTTTGTACGGTTTGAACAGCCATTATAATACTTCCTCTAATCTTTGTGATGTTTGAAACATTTTTCGAGCGCCTTCTATGCCTTGCGATTCTTCAGATACTTCACCTCCGGCCTCGAGGTTCTTCATCATGTTATACATGACTTCTGCGCCTTTGTCTATATCTCCTTCACCAGCATTTCTTACAGCATCAGCTGTAAATACAAATTCATTTTTAGATAGTCTAGCAGGCACATCGTCAGCTCTTTCCATTCTACCTATAGGTACAAATCCACCGTCTTGTCTTAAATCCATTTCTTTGCCATCCATGTCTAATAAAGGCATAGTTTTTTTAGCAACTGGCTCAACGTCTCCACCTTCAGCCATAAATCTTGTTGCTAAGTATTTTTCAGGATTAGCTTCTATTTCTTGAATGTCTATTCCAGTTTCATCTGCAATTAATTGTGCTTGTTTTTTTTGTTCTGGTGTTAATAATCCTGCTACTGTTGATACTAGTGAAATAGCTTTAAAAGGATTTAACTCACCACCAAAACCTAGTAGACCTGATGTGCCTGGTGTAAACACACCTCTTCCTGGCATAGCATACCCAGTGCTAGCAGCTTTTCCAAAAGCTATGTTTTTTAAACCTTCTCCACTAAATATATTTCTTAAACTATCTCTTGCAAGAAATTTAGATGGACTCATAATACCTCTAAACATACCACCTAAACCAGATCCTCCTGCTAAATTACCAAGTGCACCTGTACCTGCGTATAATAATGCAGCTCTACCTATTGGTGATTTTGCAATTTTTTTAATACCGCCTGTAATTTTCTTAACAAGTTTACCAAGACCATACATCTGTCTACCCATATCATCTAGTTGTCCATCAGCTAAACCACCCATGATACCACCATCTGCTGCAAATCTTCTTAATATTAAATTTGGATCTTCTTCAGGTAACACTGTTTCAGAAATAGGTTCTAATGCTTGTGCTAATAGTAATTGATTATCATCTTCATCGCTTACAGGATCTGTTAATCTTTCATTCATAAATTGTCTATAATTTTCTAAAGTAAGTGGACCATCAAAATTTTGTTTAAAAAAATCTATGTTTGCTTTTAAAGCTTTATTTCTAATAGGATTTAAAAGATTTAAACCTAAGTTTATAATACTGGGTTCAGTTCTTTTTGATACTCCTTCGTCATACAGTTTATTTAAAGCATTTTCTCCCATTTGTGTTCTTGCTGATTCATATTGTTCAGCAGTTGGTTCTTTGTCTGGTGTAGTTTGAAAAGTAGCTCCTCCAGCTGTTACTGTAGGTGTTGTTTGTCTAGATCTTGGTTCGTTAAATTGTGACGCATCAGCTCCACCTTTTAATCCAATACGTCCACCGTCTGCTGCAAAATCATATTGACGTGGACTAATAATTTGTGAGGGATCTACTTTAGGTGGCACTCCTTTAGGGTAAATATCCATAAAATTTTCATAATTTTGTTTTGCTAAATCTTTAAAAATTTGACCAAGACCATATTGACTTATAAAATTTTGGTCTTCTTCTGTAAGATTACTTGTTCCATCCATTCTATTTTTAATATTAAAATCATCTGGTTTGTATCTATTTAAAATATCAAAATATTTTTGTTGATTTTTTTTTCTTACATCAGTTAAAAATCCTCTATTTGTAAAATTTTCTGGTGGTATTTTGTTAATTATAGTAGGTGGTTCTTTAGGTTCATCTCCTCCGACGCTTGGTCCAGGACTAATATCTTTAGATTTTGAACTTAATGCTAAACCTCCACCTGTAGAGTCATACTTAGATCTTCTACTACCATTAACAAGACCTATACGTCCACCGTTTGCTAATAATTGTTTATATTGTTGTGCGTTAGTTATGGCCATCTTACTATTCTATTTTGTTTTTCCAAATAAATCAAGGCTAGGCATCATTAGAGTTACATCTTTTTGTATATCATCTGGTGATATACCTTTAGACTTCCACTCATTGTCATTCTGATACTCTTCGCCTGTCTTTTTGTTTGTTATCTTTTCTATAATTTTATCTGGTGTTATTGTTGGTATATTTTCCATTATGTTGTTATCTCCTTCTTAATATTTAAATAGCTAATTGCTACGTCAAATGAGTCTGTAGTACTAGCTAAAACTGTAAAGCTATCTCCTCCCTCTACCACTAAAGGCTGAGTTAGTAATTCTGTGGTTACGTTAGCAGTTAAAGCCGCAGATTTCATAGCTGTAATACTGTTGTTTGTAATAGTAACAGTTGGTGTGCCTGCAGATGTAACTAAAATAGATTTAATAACATATGTTTCACTAACTAAAGGATTCCCTGTTCCAAATGGACTTAGGGCACTTCCACTAGTGCTATTATCTATTCCTACAAATTTAAATTGATTAGCCATTAGTTTATAAAAAAGTTAAACGCTTCTATTTCGTCTTTTAATTCTTCTTGAAACGTTGAGTTTAGTTTTTCTACAATAGCATCTAAATCTCTAGTTTGTGACTCAGCTATTGTATAGTCATATTGTTGAGAAGGTCTAGTTATAACTTGCGCTATCTTTGCCATTATCTACGTCCATCCGGTTGTATATCTAATCTAAAAGTTCCTAATCTCCAACTTTGACTAGATCCTGTATTTTCTATTTTTAATGATACAGCTCTGGCTCTTGCACGTGTATCTACTTTAGTTGTAGATGATGTGATATCAAATGGTCCAAGTGATGAACTAGATTGTGAACTATTAGGGTAATTTTTTAATTGTAGTGTAATTCTAGTCGTTCCTGTTTGTGATATAAAATCAGGTACAAATCTACTTATCTTCATTAAAAACTCACCATCTCCTCTAAGATCTGCGATGCCTGTTGATTGCCCTGTTATACCTCTACGTTGACTTATATCATAATCTCCAGATTCTATGTTAGCTGTAATAGCAGTTATAGTTCCATTTCTATTTTGATCTGTCCCTGTTTCGTGTTCATAGTAACTTGTTCTGCCTTCGGTGTTTCCTATAACATCAAATGATGTATCTGTATCAGCATCATAAGCTAGTGCATGTGGTAAACCAAATACTGCAGAATCTCTCCACATTGTTCTTGCTAAACTACCAACTGACCATACAGGTCTTTGTGGTGAAGAATCAAAATAGTTATATGTAACTTGTTTATTAACTACAGAAGATCCCGTTGTTGGATAAAACCAAATGACTTCACCAAATAAATTATTCAATCCTGCTGATACCATTTGGTTACCAGAATCTAAGTTTATATTGTCGTAAACAAAATCTTCTACCAAACAAGGTAATGATTCTAATTTACCTGCGTATCTAAAGAAACCATTTTCTGACATCCAATAAGCAGCACCATCTACTTCTACACATGCATTCTGTCCAACCAAACCGCAGTTAGTACCAACTTGTGCAAACGCAAATGTAAACGGCTGACCGACAAAACGTTGTGTGAATAATGCTGTGTCAGTCCAAACATAAATTGCATCTCTACCTCTGATTGCTCCCATGATCTGTGATCCGTCAGCCAGTCTTTGTGTACCAGCTGTATTGGTTGCTGTAGGTGTGTATGTATTTATATCTTCTTGATCAGAGAATCTAATAAACATATCATCTTGTGATGACGTTGTTCCAATAGTTGTTTCTGTTCCAAAAAATACTAAGTGACGATCCGGTGTAGATACTAGCATATGACGTGATGCAGTTGGTGCACCAGATATAATTGTAGCTCTTGTAGCTGTAGCATTTGATGCACTTGAATCCCATTCAAAACATGCTCCATCGTGAATTAAACAAATAGCCTTATCTCCAAAATTATCTAATGACCACATGCCTGGTTCAAGGACCAAGTCTCCTGATGCAGCCTCACCCCAAGCAACATAATCTGATGTATTAGTAACTGTTGCACCATTACTATGAGCTGCTTTTGATGTTCCTCTAACTCCTCTTGTAATACCAGTTAAGTCATTACCAGAAACACCTGTGTATGATATTTCTTCTGTTCCCACTAATATAAAGTTAGTACCTGAAGATGGAAAGTTAGTTGTGCTTGTTAATGTAATAGAAGTTCCTGATCCACCAGTACCAGCGGTGTCATTTAATAAAGCACCGTTTAATGTTGTAGTAACAGGACCAGTTGCTTCACCACCCCAAGAACCTAAACCATAACCAAATCCTTTTGCTTGTACAGCTGGACCTACTGTATAATATTTTTTTATTCTTATACCACCTGATGTTGTTGCACCAGATCCAGATTCGTTTGATCCCATGGTAATTGTTATAGTTGTGTTAGTTGGTGTAGTTGTAACCATAAATTTTTTATCGTCAAAATCTGATGCACTGTAATTAGATCCTGTTATAGTTGTAAAATTATCCATTAATAGTATATCTCCTACAACTAAACCATGAGCACTAGCATAAGTTATTGTAACAGTAGGTGATCCGTTAGTTGTGCTAAATGCACTAGTAAGTGTTGTAGTAGATTGAATAGGATGGATGTCATAAAATACACCACCAGAATATGCATATAAAATTCTGTTTGTTCCAATAATTGCATATTTTCTAGATAAACTATTAATAAAATGATGAAGACCTCTTCCAGCTCCAGTTAATTCGTTTTCGTTTAGAGTGCCTAATTGATTCCAACCTCCAATTTTTTCAGGAATACCATAACGAAATCTAGCATTATCGCACCCTGTCCACTGACCTTCAGCGCCAGTCTCAGAAATTTGTTTATTTATACCTGGTTGAAATCCTATTTTTTGTAACATATATAATCCTTAAAAGGGAGCTGTGTGGTATGTGGTGAAGACACAACCCCCATTTAAGAATTATATCATCTTTTAAACCAATTAGGAAGACCTAAATGTTTACGATTGTCAAACATATTATCTTTTGCTCCTGGTGTCTTACGGTTATTGTAATGTAAAAATACTTGTGTACACCCTTTGCCTTTAAACTTCTCTCGCCAATGTTCCAACTCACAGCCTCTATAGACTAGCATGTCTCCTTGTTTTAAATCTACTTTTATACCTTTACTTTTAGTAGGTTGATAATATTGAACTTGATAAATTCCTCTTTTAGGACCATAAACATTACCTTCTTTTGAATTAGGGTTTAAATATATAGGCCAGTCATCGCCACTAAGATTCATAGTTGTAGATATTTCACAGCTAAATCTATCTTTGTGTCTTTTAAGAACATCTCCTTTTTTGTATATTCGTGCATAAGAGTATGCGGGATATAGTTTTAAACCTGTTGCTTTTTCCATGACAGGTTGACATTTAAGTAATAAAGTTTCCATGGCAATGTTTGAATACTGATGATAAGTATTAGGCACCTGTCCCTCTTGATCTTCGTACTGACCTATAATAGTTTCAAAAGGAGATATATATTTAGATTCTAGACAAGTATCATAAACTTGTTTTTGCATACTAAAATAGTTTGCAACAAAAGATGCTAATTCTTTTGATATGGCTTGACGAATAATTGTATATTTATTTTTTTTAAAAGACATATTAAAAATAATTAAAGTTAATATTTATTCTTGCTTTAACGTTTGTAGTCGATGTGCTAGAGTGTGGTTTAAAAGAATCAAAAAACAACATTCTATTTTCTACAGATTTAATTTTTTCTCCATTACTTAATATAGTACCACCATCACAACTATTTACAGAAAACAAGCAAGCCTTGTGTTTCCACGGAAAATCTTTATGCGGAGAATGAGTTTCAATTTTATTTGTTCTAGCATACAAGTTACCTTTAACTCTTATTAAAGATTTAATTTTAAGTTTTTCTAATATGGGTTTTACTATGTAAAAACATTTTGAAGATCCAATACCTTCAGCTTGATCATAAAACCAATGTTCAAAATAACAATTTAAAGATTTATTAGATTGATTAAAATTTAATTTAGACGTGTAGTACCATGGTATTTCTCTACTAAACATAAGTTTTTTTAATTCTTTAAAAACTTTATCCTCTAAAAAGTTGTCCATTATTTTATACATCTTGTCTTGCCATATCTTTTGGGACTGCTTGTAAATTCCAATGTATAAATCTAAAAGGCTCTAAACCAAAATCAATTGCATATCCGTGTTCTAAAAAACCAGGAAATATCATTAAGGTTCCTGGTTCAGGTAACAAATGAAATTGTTCATGACCTCCTTGTATAACTTCAGCAGTCGGTTTCATTTTTAATTTTGTAGCACGTGCACCGGCTCTTGGTTCATAAAAAATTGGATGTGAAGTTTTATCGCTACATTTTAAAAAATAAAAACCCGATACGTGTTGATTAGCGTGAACATGTGACGCGTGATTTCCACCACCTTTTTTAGCAAACTCTTGCACCCACATTTCAGTAAACATGGTTGTATATTGTGCCATGTCATAACCTTGTTGATCTAAATACTCCCAAGATTTTTTGCCTATATAATCTCTAAAATCTCTAAAATCATTATCGTTTACCAATGAATGTGAATGATAACTTTTTCCAAAATCACCATATTTTTTTATATATTTTTTTTTTAATGTTTTTGCTTTTTTAATATGTTTATCAGAAGCTTTGTTTAATGATTTTATATATTCTGGTTTTTCTTCAGACCAAATTGTAGTTTTAAAATAATCTATTGAATGCATGTTATTTATATGGATTTCCACAATGCCAACTTACTAGTGAATATCGCACTCCTTTCTTTACTGGTTTTACTCTATGCCAAACAAAACTAGGAAATACAATGATAGATCCTTTTGGTAATATTTCTTTGCATTGCACTCTATGTTGAGACTCGTCTCTTAAATGAGGTTCGTAATTTCTAAAATCAAATTCCAACTCTCCACCTTCATACTCTGAGCCATCTGTTAATTGACAAGTCATAGATAATTTTCTAATTTTACCATGCTCTGGACTATTAGTATCTTTACGTTCATAAGGTTTATTCCAACTATCACAATGCCAATTATAAAAATGATTTAATTTATATTTTGTAAATTGACAATGTTCACTATTATTCCATTCAAAATTCCAACCTGCATTTTTATTTGCTATGTGTACGTATGGTTGAATTTCTTTATATATCCAAGCTTCGTTTAACCATACTAAATCTGACTTTCGTATTTTTTGTAAATTGTTAAAATCTTGCTTAGTTAAATTTTCTTTATTTTCAAAATTGCCAGTCATAGCCATAACTTCTTTTTGTTTATTAGCATAAGCTATTAAATCATCACAAAATTTAGGTGTAAGTGCACTGGTAAAATACCAGTAATAATTTTGTAAGTTCATATTACTTTAAACCACCCTGTTACAATATACTTTTCTTGTTTTTTAGATATCACCCCTCTATGCGGATGAGTAAAATAAGCAGGCCATAAAATTAAATCACCTTTTTTACATTCTAATTCTATGTCTTGATAGGGAAAATAAGTTCCCCCTTTTTTAACATTATTACAATATAACATATAAACCAATTCTCTTTGAACAGTAGCAAGGTTTCCTTTTTCATAATGAGTATTAAAATAACCACCTCCTTTTTTATAGTGTTGAATTAAATGAGTAGGTTCAGTTCTTAAAGAAGTAGTAAGTTGATATTTAATCATGTACTCTCTAAGATAGTTACTTAAATATTTAAAAAATTTTAAAATATTTTTATCTGTTGATTCGTTAAAAAATAAAACATCTGTAGAATCTTTTACTTCTTTATCAACTTGTCCATTTCCAGACATTCCAATTCTTTTATACTCTTTATTGTTTTTATGATATTTAATAAAAAAATCACATAAATTAAAAGGCATTTTATATTTTTCTATAAAATTACGTTTGATCATAAGTTATTGTTTGTACAAAGTTCAAACTACGTTTTTGATTATTAGTTATGTAGTACATATTAGTTGATGGAAACATAATAAATTTATTATTTTCTAAAGGTATATTCCAAGTATTTCCTTTTTTTCTATTATTATCATAATGAATAGTAACGTTACATTCTTCAATAAGAACTCCATAAAGTAATACAAAGTCAGGTGAGTTTTGTAAGTCGACTGGATTAATATGTAATAAAGGAATTGTTGTTTCTGTAGGTTTATAAATATTTCCCCAAGTTTCCTTATTTTGTAAATCTAATTTATGTCGTAAACGAATATGTTCAATTATATACTTGTTTAATTTACTCCAAGTTCTAGAAAATAAAAACTCAGAATTTCTAATATTTGATTGTAAAATATAATTGCTTAATTCATTTCGATCAATTTCCCAATCTTTAGGCATGGTAACATCACCATAATAAATTGCTTGCTCACTTAATACTTTCTTTTGCATACCACATACCTTTATATATTAGGCGTTTGCGTCTGTCAAATCCCAACTTTGTGCTGACTCATTCCAAACATAAATCCAATGATTAGAGGCTGGTGTAACTGTTCCATCTCCTGCAACTGTGTCTGTGCTTTGAGTTTTTTGTGTATCTGTTAAAGCAGGTGCATCTCCAATTGGAGATTTCCATCTAGCATTAGTTGTATCTTTTACCCAAGAAGCAAAAGGTTTGGGAGGCCAAAATATATTGTTTGTTGAATCCCATTCATAACCAGTTAATGGATAATTTCCTCTAAATGGAGTTCCACTTAATTTGTGTGTATTTTCAAAAGTATTATAAGAACACTTAATCCATTTTTCTGCAGGCCAGTCATGTAGTGTTTGTAAAAATTGTTGACCTACTGATTCTGTTTCAACACCTTCTGAGTTTTGAGTATCGCTGTCAGCTACAACATGAACTGTTAAAACTTCGTTGCTATCTGATATTTTTGCAAAATGTGCCATAATTTTCCTATTGAAATTTGTACCTTATAATAACCACACCTGAACCACCACTGCCTGGACCACCACCACTTTGTCCTCTTGATCCACCTCCACCACCAGTATTAGCTGTTCCGTTTCCACCATTAGTCGCTCCACCTCCTCCAGGTCCAGCAGGTGAAGAAGAATAACTTCCAGCTCCGCCGCCACCTCTAGTTACAGGTGATGCTGTAATTGAAGAAGCTGTTCCGTTTCCTCCACCAGATCCAGTTGAGTATCCAGTATATCCAAAACCAGCTTGTTGAGCACCACCACCGCCAGTTCCAAAATTTGAGTTTGCATTTGCTGTAGGAGGAGATCCCGGCCATACACCACCAGGATTACCTTGACTTGGACTAACAGGAGGATCATTTCCATTTCCGTGAGCACTTGTGCCACCAGGTCCAACTTTATTGAGGCCTCCACCAGATCCACCCGGTTGACCATTTCCAATTCCATTTGGTTGACTTCCACCCTCACCACCACGTGTAGATGTTATATCACTAAAAACTGAATTCGCTGCAGAACCACCTACAGTAATTGAATAACCTTGAACAGAAACAGGTCTTCCTGAACCTGCATTTAAAGGACTAGCTGAATAACAATCAGAAGAAGCTACACCTTCTCTATATCCTCCAGCTCCCCCACCTCCTCCTTTACCATGTCCTCCTCCAGCTCCACCACCAGCGATTACCATGTAAGAAACTGTAGTTGAACCTCCAGGTTTACCTGCATTTGATACACAAAAAGTACCATCACTATTAAATGTGTGAATTTTAAAATTACCTGAAGTTGTTATTGTACCACCTGTTGCAGCAATAAAAGGACTAGCACCTGCACCACCAGATCCAAACCCTAAAATTTGATAACCAAAAGATCTTGTTTTTATTTTTGGTAAATTTTTAGTGCTCTTACTAGAGGTAAGTTTATTTTTTATTTCTCTCATATTCTATTTCCTTACGCGTCGTTTGCAGCATCAGTAGTGAAGAATAATTTAATACCTAATAATTTTGCATCAGCTGTTAAACTATCTGCTGATACATCTCTTGATACTTGAAAGAAAACATATTCATCTGTGCTAGGTGATCCTGCAATTGTAACTGCTCCACTTTCTGCTGTAACTGCTAAGTCATTTGCTGTTCCACTCATTGCTTTTGCTGTAGGTAGAACTGCAGTACCAAATGCAGTATTAAGACTTCCATCATCAGCTAACGCTACACCTGCTAAAGACCATGCTGTAGTTCCTGTGTTTGTTGTGTTAGCTGTAAAAAATGCTTGAAAAGTTACTGTGCCTTCATTCCATGATTTAGGAAAAGCAACAGCAAATTGTGCAAACTCGTCTGAGTCTTTGTCAAAGTCCAAAGATTTTAATTCTGGACCATTACTTAATTCTGTTTGTTCTAGATCTGCACAACCATTTGTAGAATTAGGATACATTGCAGAAGCTGGAACCCAAATAGTTTCTTTACCTGCAATTTTAATTGCTCCAGTTGCATCTGCAGCATCTACTGCTTTAGCAACTCCAGTTCCGTTAGGAGAAATAGTTATATCTCCATTAGCAGCATCTGTAATTGTAATAGTTCCTGAATCAGTTCCAGAATTCGTACTTAAAATAAGATCGGCAGCTCCACCTGTTGTTACTGTAAGTGTTCCTGCACCATTTGAAGTTAAAACAGCTGCTGCTCCAGCATCTCCAACTTTTGTAGTATCAGCTGAAAGAACAACATCTCCTGTACCATTCGGAGCAATTGTAATATCATTGTTAGCTGCATCTGTAA